TGGAGGGTAGGGTCTAGTACCAGCTTATCACGTACGAACGGCGCAAGGCGCTCCCCGTACTTCTCAAGCTCATCAGGGGTAGGGTACCGCCCGGGCCAGATGCGTAGCTGGAAGCCACGACCCGGCAGAGTGTTGTAGATACTGTCTTTAGTCTGGGGAGTCCCTAAGTACAGGATGTCCCCGTGAGTATTGATACTCGTGAATTCTTTGGTCAGTAATAACAGATGTGATCGCTGTGTAACCGTAAGTCCGTTCTTGGTGGATTCAATATCGTCAGGGATGAGCAAGTCAGCTCGTCTACCTTGTAGGTTCGAGGTGATACCAATACAGCTCACTGTAGGCGATTGATCCAATCCTTTCAAGGCGTAGTGCACATCGAATGCGTCTACGCTTGTTCTATCCCCTGCACGCTTATCAGGGCGCAGGTACTCTAGTATCTCCCAGTGCATGATAAGCTTAATCACAACACTGGCTACTTCAGACGCTTTATCCTCACCTGCTGAGATAATCAGCACACGAGTTCTTGGGTCTTGTACAATTCTCCACACAGCGTACAGCGCAGCGAGTGTGCTCTTGGCCTCTCCCCGCTGCGCCATGACCATACGAAGGCGTGGCCCGTTCTGCATGAACTCTGCAATATCGCCCTGCATATCGGTGAGGTCAAACCCGAGGTACTTCATACCGTCTAAGGCGAAGTCCTCGAAGCTCTTGTACTCGTCCCGTACGATGTGCGCTATAGCGAATCGCTTAGTAATATCCATGCTAACTCCTAGTGCAGTTCACTGGACTCAGAGGCCCCTTCAATGATGTTCATTACAGATCGCTCTGTGCTACCGCCTGCTCTTGCGCGAGAGAACTTCTCACGTAAGGCTTGCATATCTTCTTTATCAGCAGGATCACAGGTAATCTCGTTATCTTTCAAGAACTTAGAGATTGTTCCGATACTCGCTGCATCCAATGGCAGCCCGTCAGACCGAAGTGCGTCATCGAGCATACTCTCCATAACATCAGCAAGCTTAGCGTGTAAGCCTGCCATCTTGCCGTATGCTGCTGGTTTACTCATAACATCTCCTTACTTAGGGTACTGCTTGAATGGGTTGAACCGCACAGCCACCGACTTGTTACGCCCATCAGCAAGCAACTTGTACCCAATGTAAATTTCAAGGCATCGGCGTTTGTAGAAATGCCATTGCAGGTGATAGCACCAGCCTGTCTCACCGAATGAGTTACGCGCCACCCACCATGACGAATTGGTTTTGCCCTTGTGCCACAAGTGTCCGTTGTCGTTCTCTACAGTGAAGTACATCCCTGTCGAGTTATAGCCTAGTACATTGCCAAAGCCATAAGCAGGATTGCGCCAAAGCCAAGCGACACGGTAAATATAACGAACTCCAGCACTGCTCTTGTAGTGCTCACGGAACACCCTTTGTATCCAGCCGTTCGGTTCGTAATTCGCCCAGTAGTACTCGTCAACAGGTGCGTCCTCTGATTGCCAGATACGGAACAGAGGGATCAGAAACTCACGGGGCTGACCGGGCAACATACTTGGAAAGCCTGTTGTCTCCGTCTCGTCTGCCATCACAATAAACATGGCAATGAATGGCGCAATGAGGTACGCCACCAGAGTTAGCAGGATGAGCAGCGGGACTTTGAGCGCCCAGAGTAGGATGGATTTAATCATCGGCAGGAAGTGGTGTGTTGCCTTCTGCAAGCCATGCTAGGTAGGCTTGGTAGTCGGTGTTGGCTTCATCCATTGGTATGAATGCGCTGTCGGATAGGCGTTTAATACAAGTGGGTTCGCCTGTCATGGTGTCGTTAATTAGTTGGTACATATTGCGTTTCCTTACAGTTCAGCCGAAGCAGTAAAGGTATTTGTCACGTTTCCAGATACACCAGAAGAAAACTCAAAATAAGACCCTTCTGCATTGGCACTTGTCGACGTAAGTGTTCCAAGACCCGCCGTTGCAACAATAGTCGGCGCAGCTCTCATAGTCACAGGGAAATAGACGGTAGCGCCAAATGCACCAGCGGGGAATGGATCAACACGATGTCGCTGTGAGCCTTTTTGATAATACCGCTGGCACAACGCCAGTTCCTGCCCGATGCTCCTAAACTCAAACGGTGTAGCGACTGAGCCTTTCTCTAGCTGTACCAGACTGACTGTGCCTGTGCCATATTCAATGTTGAGATTTGTGCCGCCGACCGCTGTGCCTGTTACGCCTGATGCAGCATACGAACCCGCACCAATCTTGCCCTGTGCTGTTCCTGTCCACGATAGGACGTATGTGCCAGACTGTAGGTTAAGACCCTCAATCACTTGGATCAGCGAACCCGCAGAGATAGTCAGCGTAGTGACGTTATCAACGGTAGCGAATGTGTAGGTGCAGCCAGACGCACCAGCCTTCCAAAGGTCATGCCCGTACACTCCAGCAGCCAGAGTAACTGTGCCGGATACGCCACGTTGATTGATTCCAAAGTTGCCGTTGATAATGGCGTTCTTGACACCAATCCCCACACCGTTAATTGTGGATACGTTTAAGTTGCCAGCCATTAGATAGCCTCCAGTTCAGCATCGGTAGGGCGTAAGTATGTTGGGTGTTCCCAAACTGCTATATAGTCACCACGACCATCCGAATCGTTCTGTAAGCGAATAGTAGTCATAAAATCTTGTGGTGTTAGGTCTGGATATAAAACCATAATTTTGTCGTATAGGGTCATGTTGCGCTCCTTACTAGGCAGCCTTGGAAATAATTATTGATTTGCCCAGAAGCACTTGTTGACAAAGTATCTACGCCGTTTACAAGCACATACAGCTCTAAATAGTCAGTTGTTCCGTTCATAAAAACTAAAGTGCTTACAACACCTCTTAATGTTGAAGTCACGTCACTATCAGTTCCGTAATTTTGTGCAGCCCCGTTTTTATAAATGGCTGGGATTACCCTTGATACGGCTGTTGTTGATGTAATAGAAGCCTGTCCGTTAATCTGATAATACCCAGCCACATTAGGAGTAAAACGGTAATTTGTTAAATTATCAAAGCAAGAGTTTGTGTCAAAAATTTCTGTATTTATTTGAATTTTTGTGAATGTCACTGCTGACAACACTTGAGACACACTCGCATAAGCACTAAACGCTGGCCCACCAATCGGCACACCCGCAGTAGCCGTAGTCAACACCGTACCAGTCGCAGCAGGTAGGCTCAGCGTCACGTCAGAGTTTGTATTAGGCGCTTCTAGGGTGATAACACCAGAGCCGCTTGCGTTGCCTTGTACTTGTAACTTGCTCATGGTGTTGCTCCCTGTAATGCCGCTACGTCAGCTTGGAGTTGGGTGATTAGTGCTTGTTGCTCTTGAATTGCTTTTGTCAGCACAGAAACCATTTTTTCATAATTAACACCGCCAGCAATTAAATCTGTATCAGTTTCAATTTTTGTAAAAACACTTTTTGGAACCATAGGCACAAACTCAGGCATGACATCCACAATTTCATCAGCAACAAAGCCAATTTCGTTACGCTCGTCATCTACCCGAAAGTACTTGCGGGACTTTAATTGCATTACCTCTGCAAGACCATAAGGTGAATCAACGATGTTGTTTTTTACAAGTCTGCTTGACGTATCGTAAGTAACAAAACCTGACGCATTATTCCATTTCAAGGGAAAAGTACCAGCACCAGCACTTACAACAGTACCAGATATAAAAAACCCACCATTAGGGTCTATCGCCATATTGCCAAGCGCAATACCGTTTGCAGCCCTTAAGTCACCAGAGGTATCAACACGAACACGCTCAAGCCCGTTGGTGTACAGCGCAATATTTGTAGCATCTCCGTTGTAAATAAGAGTGTCCCCCGCCGCCGATAACCCCACAAGCAAGCCGTTAGGTGTTGCTGAATTTTTAAAGCGGCTATACACGGATGTTGCCGTAGTTCGCACAACGTCTAAAACTTGTGTTGGCGAACTCGTCCCAATCCCTACGTTGCCATCCGTAGTGGTGACTAGCGTATTCGATGGTGTGCCGTCAGCAAAGCTAATACCATCTCCGGTATAGCCGCCTGTGGAATTGATACCTGTCGTGCCATTAATTGTGATTGCCATATTAGTTCACCACCCAATTTGAACCGTCACTAATCGTGACCGTGATTCCGTCTGACACCGTGATTGGTCCTGCGCTCTGTGCGTGGGAACCAGTCGGGATTGTGTAGCTTGCTGATACCGTTGCCGAGTTCACCACGATGCCGTTTGTCGCTACCAATTGCTGCGACTTAAACTCGCCTGTGCTAGGCTTGTACAACAGCTTGGCATCGCTTGTGTACACATTGGCAGCAGTACCCGTAGTCGCATCAGCAAACAGCGGGTACACATCAGTCGCAGTCGAGGTGTCATTGCTGATCGCCGAGCCGCCGACCGACGCCCAATCAAGCCCGTTGTGCCCCTCGAATTCCTTGGTCGTCTTGTTGAACCGCAGGAGCGCTTCCTCGCCCTCTGGCCGCTCGGCTGTGGTTCCAGCCGCGACGCGCATTGCGCCAGTGCCGGTGTTCCTGAGCTCGCCTTCGATCGTCAATGCGCCCGCGATTGTGTCGCCGCCCGCCTTGCCGACCTTGGTTGCAATGTCATCATCGACCCGCGCAAGCTCGCCCATGACGGTGCCGGCCGTGAGGCGGTGCTCGATCCGATCGTTTGTCGCGAAGGCTGACGCTATCGTGCCTTCCTGCGCCCGCGTAACCGTCAGCACGTCGCCGGATCTCGCCGTGACGCGGACAATCTCAAAGGTGCCGCTCGATTTGACCAGTGTGGCCATGAAGTACTGGCCAGCGGTGAGCGCGGGAAACTTGTCGCCCTCGCCCGTGGCGACCGTGATCGACGTGGCTGAATCCGAGACGCTTGCGCCCAGGAGCGCCAGCCCGTTGTTACTCAGTCGGAGTGATGAGGCGGCCATGGGTTACACCTTCATAATGAAGGCAAGAGCGTAATAGGGCGGACGGTTCTCGTGCGCTGAGCCGCTACCGACGGCAGACGTTGTGAAGCTGTAAGTGTGGGTGTGGCTTGCGCTCGCGCCGCCTGTGCTGCCTGAGAACGTGTGCGAGTGAGCGCCTGCGCCGCCTGTGCTAAAAGTTCCAGATGCCGTAGAGGATTCAATAGACGAATCAGTAATGTTGCCGGAGCCTACAGACTGTAAACCGAAATAACTGTGCGCGTGGTCGCCAACCCCGGATGTCGAACCGCTAAATCCGTGGCTGTGGTCATTACTGAACCCGCTTGTCGTGCCCGATCCGGTGTGCGAGTGGCTTGGAAGCTGAGCGGCCGACAGTGCTACGGTATCCGCGCCGCCGGTGTTGCCAACCGCGTAAGCACCGCCCGCGCCCACAATAAATCGTCCGCGCAAATCAGGCGTTGCAATGACCCCGGTTCCGTCGGATCTGGCAACCGTGCTGCCGTCGCATAGCGCCCACCCTGCGCCCGGATCTGTGCCGGTGAACATGATGATCCCGCCAACCATAATGACCTGTTGTGCGGCGGCGACAGCATCAGCAACTTGATCGGAGAACCCGCCAATCTCGGTGTCAATGCGGGCTAATTCGTCTGTGATTGCGCCGGCCGTGAGCCGGAGCTCGAAACGGTCGCCGGCGTCAAATATGCCGGCAGCGGTTCCGTCTTGCGCTCGAACCACCGTAAGCACGTCCACCGCCCGAGCTGTCACGCGGACAATCTCAAAGGTGCCGTCCACTCGAATGATTGTTGCGGGAAACCATTGACCTGATGAAAGAGAAGGGAAGCGAACGCCTGTCCCTGGAAGGAGTGTAACTGAGGTGCTGTCTACAACCAGGCCGGCAGCAAGCGTGCTGACCGCGCTGTTGGACAGCTTAAGTGATGATGACATATCAGCAGTCCTTTACGCGAATTTTAAATTCAGTTTCTTTGACGCGGCCGCCCGAGGTCGCCACCGTCACCAGCACGGAATAGGTCGAACCGTCCTCGCCTTCGATGAGCCAAACTTTGACTGCCTGATCGACGATCGAAACCGACTGCACTTCCATGCCGCCCGTGGGCGTCACAATGGCGGTCGCGCTCGTAATCACGTCGTCATCGACCAGCCACTTGCTAAAATCGACGTCGTAATCCAGTTCATCGGCTGGACGCTTTTGCAGTGTGCCTAGCATTTAGATGCTCCTATCGCCTTGCGGCACAGTCAAAGGGCGTCGCTCGCGCAGCGGCCGCAGATTCAATTCGTTGTCTACGATCAGCGTGCGGTCGTCATTGGGAACCAACAGGATCTCGCGGGCTTCCTGGAACGTCGCCGGCCGGATGTGAGGGTGCGGGATACCGGCAAGCCCTGAAGCAATCATGTCGGCTTGTCCGGTTCCGAGAATGGCCAGGTTGTTCACGGAGCTGTCCGCACCATCCAGCATCAAACTGGCCGCGCCAAACTGGTGAATAAAAACGTAGGCTGATCCAGATCCCTCGATCGCCAGATCCGCTTCGCCGGCAAGGTGGATGTCTGACCTACCAATGCCAACCGCATCGAGGATCAATTGCGCGGGCTCGCCGACCGCAAAGAACGCGCCGTAGCCGCTTCCCGTCGCAGCCAGCATCATATCGGCCGCGTCGGCGTCCAAGGTGATGATCGCGTAGCCTTGTCCCTGCGCAGCCAGAGCGAGAGACGCCGCGCCTACCCCGACTTTTTTGTTATAGCCAGAGCCATCAGCACTCAGCGCCATGCCGGCCGAGCCAGTGCGCCGGATCTCTGCATACGCGGATCCAGCCGCACTCAGCGCCAGTGATGCTGCGTCGCCGTATGAGATCAGCCACTTCACGCCGTTGCCGGACGCGGACAGGGCGTTATCAGCCTGGCCGAAGCCAAACTGAGTTTCCCATCCATTGACCGGCGTGACGTTCAGCGGGTAGCGCATGATTAGGCCATGGTTGCCGTGAGAGCGTTGATGTCGAACACGAACACGTCGCCCGTTTGCAGGGTGCGTGCCGTGGCCAGAGGCGCGTAGAACAGGCAATTGCCGCCCGTCGCAGCGTCGTAGACCGCCCAATGAGACACGGTGACAGGTGATGCCCCGTCGAATCCTGGGTAGGTCAATTGGTTTGCGTTCTGCGAGACGCCATCGGTCGGCGCAGACCATCCCGTGCCGATTGATCCGCCTGCTTCGGCTTCCTTGCGGACGTAAGCGGGAAAGGCTCCGGTCGTGACTTCACTGCCGCCTGTCTCGCCTGGATCCGCGGTATGCAGCGAAACGTAGGTTTTGGTAGGCAGTGGAAACGTCACGCCGCGCAATAGCGCATTGATGACATTGGTTTCGGTGTAATTCGATGCGGCGGACATTGTGGCTCCTTAGAACATTTGTGCTTTGGTGCGCACGGGTGCGCGTTGTTGACCTGCGGTGCCTTTGACTGAAAGCCCGTCGAGCCGTTGCTGAAACATCTGGCCGTATGCGCCACCCATGTCGATGTTGGTAAAGGACTGGTTGGGGATCAACAGGATGCGGTGTAGCGCACCCATGGCGATCGTCTCGCGGTACTGGTCGGCCATAAAGTCTGGGAGCTCTGTCGCGTCCTGCGATGGCTTAAGCCAGAGGTACAGTGACAGGGTGCCGGCTTCTTTGGGAATGATCGTAAGTGTGTCGGGCGCGACCTGAGAGACGTAGTGAGGCGTGCCCGTCAACAGGTTCGAGCGCCAGCCGTTCTGGTTCTGGTCGAGCCATTGCGTTGACTTCGGCTCAAGCGGCTGCCCGTTGAACAGCACCCTTTCCATTTCGTGCAGGACTGCGCCGAACGGCACAAGGATCGCGTCGCAGTCATCCACTTCGACCGGAAAGCTGTCCTCGTAGCGCCACAGACGCGTGCGCTCGCAAAACTCGATGGCCGCCTGGCGGATGCCAAAGTAGGCGGTCGGCGCAGCGCAACCAGGCGCGAACGGCAGGATGCCGGGCAGGAAGGCGTCTAGGTCTTTCATACGCTGTTCTGAGCCTGATTAGGTGAAGTCATGTTCTCGGCATTGGCCTTGTTGCCAAGGGCTGCCTCAAACGCCTGGTAGAAAGCCGTCGCCGCGGCCGGGTTCGCATATTCCGAATCTTTCGAGTTGCACCGATAGGCGACGTAGTTAGCCACTGCTTCCAGGTACTCGGGCGCGATGTCTAGGCTTGCGGCCTCGGTCGTCACGTCGGCAGGGAGTACGGCATGAACCAACTCAACCTTGGTGCCGGCGATCGCGGGCGGGTAGCAATAGAATGTCTTGGGGATGCGGTCGTCGAACGTGTAGTTCCGGATCTCGCTCTTTGCCTTGCTCGTGTGCCAATCCGGATCCGTGTCGTCGAGTAACTGACGGTCACTGCGTCGGATCGCTCGCCCTGGCGTCACACCATCGGGCTTGATATTGCGGGTCACGTCCAGGAACGTCGCGCCGCCTGTTGGAATTGTCTGTTTGGTGCCGGCCGCCAGGGTCATGACCACGGTTTGCGCAAATGCGCTTGGCTTGCGCGTGAGGATTGCGCCCATGGCCTCATTCGACCACAGGATCAATTCTGCTACAGGGAAGCGAATGTGGTTGCTGTCGAGTAACAGGTAGCCAATTCGATCAATCACATTGCTTACCGGGAGCATGGCTTACTCCAAGGATTCGCGCAGTTTTTCCAGACCCATCTTGTAATGGGGTTTCTTTCCGAACTTTGCTTCGTATGCGGCCGCGAGCGTGATGCGCTCGTCCTTGCCGTCCACAGACCCGTCACCGTTGAGGTCGCCTTCCAGCGGCTCGTCCTGCTCGGGCTCAACAGGCTCGGGCGTTTGAACGGCGCTCTTGGTGGCGCGGTAGATCCGGAATCCCTCCTTGATGGAAAGGAAACGCTGCGCGTGGTCGTCATTCTCGACGGTCGCGACGTGCGGGCCTTCCGCTACGGGGGAATTGAAATGGTATTCGATCTTGTCCAGCACGACGGTTGTACCGTTCTTGCGCCGAATGATGCTTTCTATTTGCATGGCCTTCTCCTGAGCTTAAGTGGGAGGGGTTTCCCCCTCCCGCCTTGTTTACTGCACGATGGACAGGATCAGACCGATCTTGCCCGACGCGGCTTCAGTCGCCGCAGCCGCCGTGACTTTGACGCCGATCGAACGATCAGCGGCAGTCTTGGCGATGCGGAAGGCCTCAACCTTAGTTGTGCGAGCGATACCGCCAGCCTGTGCCACTGCGGAATCAGAGAAGATCTCCTCGCCGCAAGTGCGCGAACCAGTCGTACCGACTTCGCCAGACATCACGCCAACGTCCAGCGTGAGAGTAGGGCTTGCGTTGGTGTCGAGGTCGTCGCAGACCAGAACAGCGTCGGCCACAGTCGCATTGGCAGGCAACACGCCAATGTCGATGATGTCGCCAACTTCCAGGGTTTCACCAGTGATGTCGAACTCGTAGAAGTTCTGAACCACCACGCCGGCGCAGTCGGGTGTCACGATGGACAACTGACCGTCAGAGTGCTTGGATACTTTGATAGCCATGATTAGGCCTCCTTAAGCTACGTTAGGGTCTTTGGCTGCCGTATCGACGGCGATCACACCAAAGTCCGCATCGTTGAAGCGGGTTTTCTTGATGCCGCCGATGAAACCGGACGCAACGGTTGGTTCGTTGTTGTAGTCCTTGGTTTCTTCTTCCCATGTGTAGCGCATACCACCTGCTGTGCCGTAGGCGACAACAGCGGCTTGGCGACCCATGAACAGAGCGCGAGCGGCAAGCACGTTAGAACCGGAGCCATAGTCGTTAAAACGAATGGCGTTGCGGTGCTTGTGCAGGACGACGTTGTTAATCATCCCAAGACCACCCATGAAGATGGGGTTCTTGCGACCCTCTGCTGCCGCTGCGGCCTTCTGGATTTCCAACCAGCCAGACGCTTCGGTGTTGCGCAGGTTGTATTCCTGGAAGGGCGACATCAGCATGACGTACTGCTCGTCGGAGCCATTCGAGACGGGAACCATGTTCGCAACACGAGGATTGCGAGCCTGCATCATCTCGGCCTTGTTGGCTGCACGCTCAATGACAACTCGCGTCATCACGTCGGTTGCGTCCAATGTGGCCTTGCTGACTGCATCGCCGCCAAACAACAGGTGCTCGCTATCGGGTGCCTGGAAGGCATTGCCGGCGAAGCCCGTGTAATCCGTGCCCTCGATGAAGTCCTCGTTGTAACCACGAGCACCGGAGAGGTACATGAAGAAAAGCTCGTCCACGAGGCGTGCGAAGTAATCGCCCAAGCGGTTCTTGGCGACCATACGCATATCGTGTGCGGTGCGCTTACGGCTCATCTTACCGCCGGCCGAGGCTGCGTGACGCACCTGGTCGATGATAACTTCGTCCGTGTAGAACTTGAGGCTTTCCTCTTTGCCTTCCAGTCGCGCGTCGCCGTAAGTCGGCTTTGCACGCATCTGGACGCAAAGATCGAAACTCACGCGGTCGCCCGCATCAGTCTCAAGCTCAGTCTTGCGCTGGATGATGTTGTTGTCGTCCGTTCCAATGAAACGGTTTTCGAAGTACGACTTCTTGCGTGTATCTACTGCAAGATTCGCGCTCCACTTCTTTTGTGCTTTGGGATCGCCAAAGGCTACAACAGTTGTGCCCATGATGGAGTGTCCTATAAAGGTTGATTAAGATCACCTGCCGACACTCCTGCGCGGGCACTGACGGTTAGATTATAAAACCATGGTTGTGATTACGCAACGGTTTTGCTCATAATGCCGCCTTGGGCAATCTGAGCCGTGGTTGTGCCGCTCATGCGGTTGATGGGAACAGATCTGTCCGCCCGGATCGAAAGCCTGGCGATCTTGCCTGACTTTTCTTCAAGGGTGACGACGGCATACGTTCCGATAGAAACGCTTTCGCCGGGCTTGAGCTCAATTCGGAGATTAGACAAGATCTGTTCCCGGTTGCCTATGACAGTTGCTTTTTCAGGGCGTAGCCTTCCATTTCCCATAGCTTCTTGCGTGCCTGGGCGAGGGCGTCCTGGGTGGCGATCCTCGCGCCAATCTCCGCGTCAAAGTTTTCTGGACTGACTGAGGCTGAATGTCCGACGCCCGCGACAAAGCCATTTGGCAAGATGGCCAGAGCCACTGTGCTTGATGTGCCTTTGAAGTGATGCGTCTTGATGGTGAGACTGCCGCAAAGATCCTCGATCTGGTTGGCGGTGATGCGCGGTGCCGTTAGACCCTTGGCAATGATTTCCTGCTCAAATTTGCTGTCGTTCATGTCACCACCTCCCAATCTTCAGCCAGCATATCGGTTTGGCTGGCAAGCCACGGCACGCGTGAGCCTTCCGGATACGCAATATGACCGAGCGGGTATTCGATGTAGACGTAGGGCAGGGTCATCTTGCTGTTTGCGTCAGGTACTTGCAGCGCAAGCCACATCCCTTTGCCGTTCCAGCCTTGACGCGCCACCTTGCGACCAGCCTTCAAGGCAATGATCGCTTCGCCAAACCCGACGAGCGGCGTGTTGATTCTAAATTGTCCGTTCATCATGTCCGCCCCTTATGCCGAAGCAAGGTAGGCGTCGCGCTCGGATTCCGGCATCTTGGCCAGAGCTTCCTCATACGCGATCGGGTTGGTGTTCTGTAAACGATCCAGCGCTGCAAACCTGTTGCCGCCCATCTCGTTGTTGTCGGCCGCGGGTATCTTGCCAAGCGTCGGCGGGATATTGGGCTTGTTGCCACCATCCGACTTTGCCGTTGGCTTCAGATTAAAAGCCTCCACCAGGTTCTTGTGAGCTTGTTCGAGGATCTGGTTGCCGTCCCAATTGGCGGCTTCCGGCGTCGCAGACACGTCCTTCACTTCTTGGTCGAGGGCTTTGTAAAGGCGCGGGTTTTCCCTATACACTTTGTTCTGGTTCAGGAAGCTGTTAACGGTGCCGACCCACTCGTTGTACTTGCGCTGCTTCTCCATCTCCGCGGCCATCTCGGCTTTGTTGACGGCGAATTCGATGTCGCGTTGCTGCTTGGCAAGAGTGTCGAGCTGCTGCTGGTACTCTTTGGCGGTGATGTCACCGTCGTCAAACTGGTTGATGAGCTCGTCTTTCTTGGTCTGGATCTCCGTCAGACGCGCTTCGGCGTCCTGCGGGGCTTCAGCTACCAGGATAGGAGCGGGGGGTAGAGAAGATTCGGCGGCTTCATCCTCGGGCTTCGCCTCGACTTCTGCGCCATCGTCGCGGCCAGCCGCTTCGGCTGCGGGATCTGCTTCGCCGGCGCTTTCATCTGCATCGCCAGCATCATCGCCAGTCTCGTCGAGTTCCGATACGGTTTCATCCGTACCATCTTCCTCGGCGAGTGCTGCGCGTTCTTCGTCGGTCAGGCCATCATCAAGTTCTTTGTCGCTCATAGTATCCACCTTCTCAGGGTTGGGGTTGCATCATGCCTTCGGGCGTCATTCCGCCTTCGGCTAGATTCGGGTTTTCCATGGGTTGCTGCTCTTGGGGCGGCTGCTGCTCCATGGGTGGCTGTTCTTGCATTGGCGGCTGCTGCGGCATTCCCTGTTGCGGAAGTCCGCCCTGGTGGGCCTGGCTCCAGCCGGCTTCATTCAGAATGTTGTCCGCCACCTTGGCGATCGTCGGCATGGTGATAACGGCCGTGGCCGCTGTCATGGCGTTCTCGGTTGCCCGCACGCTGTCGCCTACCATCAGGCGCTTGACGCGTTCGGCCTCGGCCATCGACTTCGCCGCCTTGCCTTGTTTCTCCATCAGCTCCGCCTCGAACATAGCCTTCTGTGCTGCGGCCTGTTCCTGCTGCGCGGCCATCTGCTGCTGTTCTTCTGGCGTCATCTCGGTTGCGTCGGGATCACGCTGACCGTTGACGGCGCGAATACGCTTCACCAGTTCGTCTCGGTTTGGCAGATCCATCGAATCCACCACCAGGTCGAGCATGACCAAAGCCACCTGTGGCGGCATCTTCATCATCATGTCGGTAAGCTGCTGCGTCGCAGCCTGGCGCATCGTTGCCCGCCAATCGCTCTCGGAAATGATGAAATCCGCCTTGGTGCGAGTGATGTCGTGGTCTGGCAGTCCATCGTTGACTGCAATAAATTCCGGCGTCCCGCGCTCGTTGGTGATGCGGAACTCCTTTTCTTCCGTCATGAACTGTTCCAGGAGCGAGAGTTGCGTCTCGCCCTGCATCTGGACAGCCAATCGCAGGTTGTCGAATAGCTTGTTGGTGGCGACCGATCCCTGTTCTTGACGCGCCTGTACAGCCACGCCCGACACGGCATTGGTTTGACGCCCAAGCAATTCGTCCGTAACGCCGCCGACCTGCTGGATCATCTGGATGTTGCGGCTCATCAGGTCGAGGTGGGCGGGTGCCAGCTCACGATCGACGTTGAGCTCGATGCTCTTTCCCGCCTTCTTGACGATCACAGCATCCGGCCGGCTGACTTCCTCAATGAAGTCGTCCATGTCCTCAACCGCGCCTTCATCCATGATGACCTTGTTGGTCGAGAGGATGTGCAGCGCCTTGGAGGCACGCTTGTTCACGTCGTCCTGGATGTCACGCATCCAGCGGATCACGCCATAGGGCAGGTTGTCCCGGCCGCGACGAAAACCCCAGACAGGTGTAAAGGGGAATCGGTTGTGTCGGTAGATCGAGGGCTCATCAAACAGAAGATCGCCGCTCGTCATCACTGCGACGCGGGTGCGCATCATCGTCTTTTCGGCCAGCGTCGAGCGGCCAGACATTACTGCGTCCTGGTGCCGGGGATCGTTTTCGTCGTAGATCTCGCCCTTGAACGTGCCGCCTTTGAGTCGTGTGACCTTCTCGGGCGTCTTGTACCAGGCCTCGATCAGTCGCACGCGCTTGCGTTTGTGGGTGACGACGCTACCAATGATGCCCGCGTTTTCGCGGTCAAACTCGGCATTGTCCATCGGGATGTCGCCATCCTGCATTTCGTAGCTGCCGTAAAGGCTGGCCTCACTGGCGGCCGCCTCGATCTGGTCGTGCCGATCAGGAAAAAGCGCGTGCGCAACGTCTACATCAATCCATTTGGTGCGGAACACATAGCGCATATCCGAGCCATCGAGCTCGGTGGAGGCAGAATCCCATATGATGTTGCGCCAACTCTCGTAGCGCGAATACAGCGGTTCGCCGTCGTCCTCGTCCTGGATCCCGTCCTCTAGCCAGCCAATGCCGCACTTGACCGCATCCTCGAAGGCTCGCGAGCGGTGGAATGGCAGGCGGTTAACGTCGGACAGGTATTTGAGTAGCTTTGTCTTGCCCTCGGCCGCCTTGGCGTCCTCTTTGCCGCGGGGCAGGATCTTAAAGTCGGTGCGCCCGCGCTTCTCAGATCCGATGATCCAGTTCACCGATTGAGCGATCACGTTGTAGACCAATGGTGCCTGGCCGCGATCGCGCAACACCTTGGCCTCAGTTTCCGACCACTGGATGTTGTCGTAATAGTCCTCGTCGATCGACTGCTCGAAGCGGTTGCTTGCCTGTCGGTCGAGCTCCTGGCGGTAATAGGAGATTAGGCGCGAATGGCGCTCCTTGAAATCCTCTCCATCCAGTTTGTTGTCGGGTTGATCGGGCTCGGCGGCCTGTTCAATTTCCAGGCGGTCAATCGGCGTGTCGCGCTTGACCCGAGTATTTCTTTCGTCGTTGAGGTCAAACATTGCGTTTCCTTGCCGCGAGAGCGGCGTCAATTGCAGCCAATTGCGTCAGACGATCAGATTTGGGGCTTCGGCTCATAGTCGATAAACTCCACCGTTTTCTTCACACCATTGCCCATATCGAGGGTGGCTTCGCCCATCGACACGGCGTTGGTCGGTTCCAAAGGCATCTTGATGAGGTCAAGCAGGTGATCGTGAATCACGGACGCGATCTTATGCGTCGTTGTCATGCTGTCCTCGAACCCGAGTGTCTTGGAAAAGCCTGCTGCGACATGAGCCAGATAACGCGGCTCATTGTACTTGAACGCGCTGGATAGTGCTATAGCAATCGGTTTGGTGCGATCCGACATCCTGTAGCGGGGAACCAGCACGAGCGCCGGCTCGGTATCTTCCTGATCGTCGTTGTATAGCCAGGTGCCATACAGTGTCAGGTCGCCCAATTCGCGCTTGAAGTGGTATCGGGTTAAGTCAAGGGCGTGCGTTCTCATGCGGTTCTCCAGTCTTTATGTTTGCGTTTCCACGATGCGCCCGTGGTTGGCGTGAATCCTTGGGCGAAAGTTCTAAAGCCGTCCGCGCCGTTTGATGCCTGGTCATGGCGTGGCTCATCCTTCCAGACGCCAAGCCGGGCGTCCCATTCCTTGCGGTACATTTCAAGGCGCTTGATGCCGTCGTCGCAGTTCACTTCGTCGAACCAACATGAATTGAATACGTCGCGCACCATCTGGATCCCTGTCTGCACGCGGTCGATGCGGGGCACAATCTCGATGTTGCGCAAACCCAGATCTTCTAGCATCTGGCGCGGCGTCCAGTTCTTCTCGATGCCTAAGCGCTTGGTGTCGCCATCGTGGGGAAGGTAATGCCGCCCCCAGACGTAGCCATGCGATTGCAAATAAGCGACGTAATGGGCGAAACTCTCGCCTGAATTCTCGTAATACCGGATGAAACGGTTTTGCACGCCAATGCGCTGGTGAAACCAGATCGTCATCTCGTCATTCAATCCAAGATCCCAGAACGTGTTGACGGGCATGGCCTGTTCCCATGGCACGCGGGTAATCCGGCCTTCCTTGCGGGCAAGCGCCAGTTGCGCGGCGTAATAGGTGCCCTCGGTTGATTGCTGGAAGGCCTCGCCCGGCGTAGATGGGTATTCCTGCCACATTCGCTCGGGGTTGCCGGCGAAGTCTGAATTGCGCGTGGCGACGTACCAGGCACGCTGCTCAGGGTCGATTGTCTCGCCGATCTCGGCTTCGGTCTTCTCGAAATACTCGATGTCCTTGTCAGTCAAGGTCACGCTGTCTGCGGGCATCCGATACTCGGGCGCTTGCCACCAGGCGAAGAAATGGAAGCGGTAATCGCGGTGCGTGAGCGGCTTTTTCTGCTGGTGCAGGGCTATCGAGCGCTGCGTCATGTCGTAAAACTCGCCTTCTCGCCCCTCGGCCGTCGATTCAATGACCAGGATACCGGACTTTGGCACCGCGGGAATGGATCCGGTGACGACTTCCTTGGCTTTGTCGGGGAACTTTGCGCAGATTTTGCCGAATTCTGAGACGTGCAAGCGGTGGATGGTGCCGCCTCGAACCGAAGTAGCGACCCTGATGCTTGAATTATTGTGGGCAAACAGCATTTCTGACTTGGTGCAGCTATCAAGCGGCATGGCCTCGCGCAGCACTGGCGGCAAGTTGTCGTAGGCGAATTTCACTTTGTCGCGGAAGATTTCCTCGGCCACTTCCCGGTTCTGGGCAATGATGCCGCACCGCACGTTCGCGTTAAACAGGGCATGATCGAGCCAGGCGATTGCAATCAGGGTGGTGAACCCGAGCTGACGCGCCTTCAGGATGATGTTGCGGTGGTGCAGCCTGGACATAAACCGGCGCTGCGCCCGATTGGGACGGAACGGGATTACTAGGTCGTCCTGGCCTTCATCCCCCTTGATGATAATCTTGTAGAGCGAGCTGATCCGCTTGACTGGATCGCTCAGGATCTCCGTGAGCGCTGCCAGTTCGGCTTCTGGCGCGTCAATCGTCGCGGTCGTCATCAGCCACCACAGGCAAAGACGTGCCGCTTACCTGCTTCAGGAGCACCGAGAGCGGGTTGTCAGTCTGCCCGCCGTGGTTCACATCGACCTTATCGCCGTACTTCTTCGGGGCGTGTTTCGCCGCCAGCCATTGCATTGTAGTGACCTGGTTGCGGATATGCGTCACGCTCGCAGGATCCAGAGCGCCTGTAATCGGGTGCTTCTCAGGCTCGGACAACGCAAGGTCAAGCATCTTATCTGCAAACGTCGCAGCCTGTTGCTCGCGCGCGCGTGCGTGCTTGGTTGCGAATTCAGGGTGCTTAGCCAGCCATCGTATGACAGTGACATGATCCGGCATTCCCTCGTCATTGCAAATCTTTCGCAGTGAATCGCCAACTGCAATGCGTTCGCAAATAGTATCGGTAAGGGCTTCTGAATAGCTCGATGGGCGGCCAGGTGGCTTCTTCTGTGTAGTTGTACTGACGCGTTTTTTCGCGGCCGCCTTCCTTGGTGCCTTTTTCTTTGCTTGGTTCGGTTTGGCTGTCGTGGTCATTCTGTAGCTGTGTCCGTTTTTCCGAAGCTACCTGCGCAAAACCCGCAATCTTCGCAGTAAGTGTTTGCGATTTTAGCACCAATGGTATCAGATGCGAATCGCGCTTTGCATCGGTCATCTCACCGGCAAAGCAGAGGTTCTAAAAATGCCTCCGGGGAGTGCTAGGAATCATGAATTGGCTGTCCGCCGTGATTGTGCAATTCGTTATGCCGTCCGCGATATGGGTAATGGCGTTGACAGAATTGATGCGGTGACGATCGTGCCTTTAGACCAGGCGTTAATCGAAGCCTCCCTACCTGACAGAAAAAATGTCACTGTCGAGAATTGCCCGCGTCTTTCTGGGCTGGCCGATGTGGTCATCAAGGATATGGGCTACACCCTCCATGATACTGGACAGTGCGTTTTGGTTGGATTTGTGCGCCCCATCGACGACCAAACAATCGAGATGATGTTCTGGTGCAGAGAATGATTGGCGGGAGCGATGGGATTTGAACCCATGAGGCGGGTAGTTAGCCCGCCTAGCCGCTTTCAAAGAGGCCGCAATAGACCGC